TGTATATCCAGTTATCTCATCGGGTAAAGACACAAAGGTTATAATTACAAGCACTCCTAATGGCATAGGCAATATGTTTTATAAACTATGGGAAGGTGCAATACAAGGAGCAAATGAATTTAAACCGTTTACGATTCGATGGAATGATGTACCAGGACGAGACGAAGAATGGAAACGTCAGACAATTGCAAACAGCAGTGAGTTACAATTTCGTCAGGAATTTTCGTGCGATTTTATAGGCAGTTCTCAGACACTCATAAATTCTGACACATTATTGGGACTACAAGCACGAGACCCAATGCACACTAAATATGGCATTCGTTATTATGTCGAACCGATCGAAGGGCATGACTATATAATGACAGTTGACGTAAGTAAAGGGCGCGGTCAAGACTATAGCACATTTACAGTTTTTAACATATCCTCAAACAACTGTTTTAGTCAAGTCTGTACCTATCGAGATAATATGATATCTCCACTCATGTTTCCAGAACTCATCGTTCGTGCTGCAAAAATATACAACAATGCGCTCGTAATCATTGAAAATAATGATGCTGGACAGGTCGTATGCAATGCAATATATCATGATTACGAATATGACAACACCTTTGTACAAAGTTCAGTAAAGAGCAGCGGCATTGGCGTCACCATGACAAAGCGCGTAAAACGCATTGGGTGCAGCAACCTAAAAGACCTCATAGAGGGTGCTAAACTGCATATATGTGACGCTGACACAATCAGCGAACTCAGCAGCTTTGAGCCTAAAGGAGACAGTTATTCTGCGCGCGGGTCGACTCATGACGACATGGTTATGAATCTCGTACTCTTTGCATGGTTTGTAAGTACTGATGCTTTCGGAGGCATGAGTCCAGTTGAATTAAAAGACCTGCTCTACAGTGAAAAACTTAAAGAAATGGAAGACGACGCGCTGCCATTTCCAGTGCTAACAAACAACGGGGCGACTGAAACGAGCAGCATCAATCACTATGAGCGTCAAATTCAGGACCTTCAGGAGTGGAATATGCTGTAAAAGTCATATTTTATAAATATGCTTAGATTGAATAATTTCTTATTATGTTTCACAACCACTTATAATTAAACAATAACTGAAGAAAGAAAAAATATATGGCATATCTAAAAAGTGTAGGTGTACGAGTCACAGAAACAGACTTGACACCCATAGTGCAGGCAACATCAGCATCAATCGGTGCGTATGTTGGTCATTTTAATTGGGGTCCTTGCGATATCCCAACAAACGTTAACTCAGAGTCTACATTAGGACAAATTTTTGGGTTTCCACAAAAGGCAAACGATGAGAACGCTGCATCATTCTTAACTGCAGGCAGCTTCTTAAAATACGGCGATAATCTAAAAGTTATTCGCTGCGTTTCTCCTAGTGCTAAAAACGCAAAAGGAGTAGCTCCTGAAGTATCAGGCTCAACTGGCCCAATTACGAGTACAGCATTATTTAAAAACGAAAATCTATTCAATGACCTCGATCGTGGTGATGATATTGACGGAGTTTTCTATGCTCGTTTTGCTGGAACAAAAGGCAATAGTTTGGGAGTTAAAATCTATCATATCGATAATACAGATAAACTTGTATCTGCTAACAGCGAAAATGTTACTGAGTGTAAATCATTTTTCACATATTTACCTGAAACTACAGATTGGGGCACACAAAACAGTTATGCCAATGACGAAGTTCATGTAATGATCGTTGACATTGACGGAGAAATTACTGGAACAAAAGACAGCGTTCTTGAGCGTTGGGAAGGTTTATCATTAAATCCTGAAGCAAAACTAGTTAACGGCGCAGCAAATTACTTTGCAGACGTTCTTAATCGTGGATCTTCATACATCTATGTAACTAACCCCCAAGACCTCTACACTACAGAAGTTGAAAGTGGAGAGACTGTATATAGTGTTGGAACTCCTAGTTCTATTCCACAATATACTTTTGGTGGAGGACTTGATGGAGAACGCACTATAAACAACGTAGTGACAGCATTAGATATATTTGACGATGTTGAAAATATCGACATCAGCTTGTTGTTTGCTGAAGCCTTTATGACAGACACAAATCGTGAAGTTAATGATAAGATTGGTGAAGTTGCTACAAATCGTGGTGATTGCATCGGATTTTTATCAGCTCCGTTAGATTTGTATACCGAAGGCAGCGATGCAGACAAATTACAATATCTTTTAACTTCTAAAGACAACACTGGTACATTGTCTAGTTATGTAGTGTTCGATAGCACGCCAGTTTATGTCTATAACCGCTATTCAGACAAGTATGACTGGATTCCAGCATGCGGTCACATGGCAGGTCTTTGCGCATACACTGATGAAATTGCAGATGCATGGTTCTCACCAGCTGGTTTAAATCGTGGTCAACTTCGTGGAATCACAAAACTCGCTTATAATCCTAAGCAAGCAGATCGTGACGAACTCTATAGCACCAACATCAATAGCATCATGACCTTCCCAGGTCAAGGTACAGTGCTATGGGGAGACAAAACTGGTCAACCACGTGCTACAGCATTCGATCGTATCAACGTTCGTAGATTGTTTAACGTGATTCAAAAGGAAATTAAAAAGGCAGCACGCTATTCATTGTTTGAATTAAATGATCCATTTACACGTGCAGCATTTAAAAATTCTATTGAACCATTCCTTCGTGATATACAAGGACGTCGTGGTATTACAGAATTTAAAGTAGTATGTGACGAAACTAACAACACTCCAGATATTGTTGATAGCAATCAATTTGTTGCTAGCATCTATATTAAGCCTGCGCGTTCAATTAACTTTATATCACTTAATTTTGTTGCAACTCGTACTGGATTATCATTCACTGAAGTATAAATAACCTAGAAAGATATAAAAGAACATGAGTACACTATCAAATTTTAAAGCTCAATTAACGGGTGGAGGAGCACGTATTAACTTGTTTCAAGTTACTATGTCTTTTCCTACAGACGTATTAAATGGTTTTGATGCTGGTTTTAAAGGACAGTTTTTAATTAAAGCTGCCGCTTTGCCTGCAAGCGTAATCACTCCAATCGAACTGCCATATCGTGGCCGTAAATTAAAGATTGCAGGTGATCGTACGTTTGAACCATGGACAATTACCGTAATCAACGATACAGATATGACTATTCGCAACGCGTTTGAAGACTGGTCACATCGTATAACACGTCATGACGAAAATACAAGTGCGTTTGGAAACAACTTAAACTATATGGGTTCTGCAACAATTGACCAACTCGACAGAGAAGGTGTGATTGTTAAGAGCTACGATATGCGAGGCATTTGGCCATCCAATATTGCTGCAATTGAAGTAAACTATGAAACCGAAGGTGTTCAAGAGTTTACTGTAGAATTGCAATTCCAAGATTGGGTGACAGCCACGACGACTGTTTCCTAATAGTTATTTTTGATATAAATACTATATTATGAAGCTGTTTGGCTATGAAATATCAAAGATAATTGACAAGAAGAAGCCTTCTGAAGGTTCAACTGTACCGTCATTCTCAGCACCGATTGAGAATGACGGTACTTCTATTTTAACGTCGAGCAATGCTGCTGGCTATTATGGTCAGATACTCGACATTGATGGAGCATCACTGACTAATGAAAAAGACATTGTATTAAAATGTCGCAGCGCAGCAACACAACCTGAGTGTGATACCGCAATTTCTGATATTGTAAATGCTGCAATCGTGTCTGACTCGGATGGAGCTCCAGTCAACATCGTATTAGACAAACTTGATCAGCCTGATGCTATCAAGAAGAAGATACGTGAAGAGTTTAACACAGTATTAAAACTGTTGTCGTTTAACTATAATGGCTATGATATTTTTCGTCGCTGGTATATTGACGGCAAACTCTATTATCATTTGATGATAGACAACAAAAAGCCAAAAGAAGGCATAAAAGAAATTCGTTCTATTGATCCTCTTAAAATCAAAAAGATTAAAGAGATTACTAATAAGATTGATAAGATTACTGGAATAAAAACCGCAGAAGTTACTGGTGAATATTTCTTGTATTCTGAAGACTTTTCAAGCGCTACGGGAGCAGGTGGAATAAAGATTGATCCTAATACAGTCGTCTATGTGCCTTCTGGCATACTAGATGAATCTGGTAAATATTCGACTTCATATCTCTACAAGAGTGTAAAACTCGTAAATCAACTGCGTATGATGGAAGACGCGCTCGTCATCTATCGTATCTCTCGTGCGCCTGAACGTCGTATATTCTATATTGATATCGGCAACTTGCCAAAGGGCAAAGCAGAAGAGTATGTACAAGGCATCATGGCTAAATATCGCAACAAACTCATCTATGATGCAAATACTGGTGAGATTCGTGACGATCGCAAGAGCATGAGTATGCTTGAAGACTTTTGGTTGCCGCGTCGTGAAGGCGGTCGAGGCACTGAAATTACTACGCTGCCAGGCGGTGACAATCTTAGTCAGATCGAAGACGTCATCTTTTTTCAAAAGAAACTTTATCGTTCGTTAAACATTCCAGTTAATCGTCTTGAAGGCGAGACTGGATTTAATATGGGACGAGTCAGCGAAATATCTCGTGAAGAGGTAAAGTTCCAAAAGTTTATCAACCGATTGCGTAAAAAGTTTGCAGTTCTCTTTATCGATACGCTGCGTATGCAGCTGCTCTTAAAGGGTATTATCACTCCTGAAGATTGGGCAAATATCAAAGAAAATATCAGCATCGACTATATTGAAGACAACTTTTTCAGCGAGTTAAAAGACTTTGAAATTATGAAAGAGCGCATCTCGATGCTTGATACCGTTTCAAGTCATATCGGTAAATATTACAGCGATAAATGGGTACGCAGCAACATTCTCAACCAGTCTGACGAAGAGATTGAAAAAATGGATGCTGAAATTGCTGAGGAAAAACCTGCCAAAGAAGAGGCACCAATAGACGCTAGCGGTGAAGACGAGTCGATGAGTTTTGAAAGCACCTCGGACGACACATATATAGATAATAGTCATAAAGAAGAAATTCAAGAAGCTCAGTTAAAAATGATTGAGAGTATGACTCGAATCTTAGAAGAATAGTCTTATGCCCGACATTGATGATGTTAACAACAATCTACTCTCAGTCGCTCTATACAAAAAACTTCAAAAGCAATTAGAACCAATTGTAGAAAAGATAGACGCGCTTGAGAGTGCGTCTGCTTTGGTTGAAGCGATCGCCGGTCCTAAAGGTGAACGAGGAGCAAGAGGAGAGACTGGCAGTCGTGGCGAAATTGGACCACAAGGATTGCGTGGTGAAACTGGTTCGCGAGGAGAGAAAGGTGACAAAGGAGATTGTGGTGAAGTTGGACCAATAGGACCTCAAGGACCAGTCGGTGAAAAGGGAGAACGTGGTGAACGCGGAGAGATTGGACTAGTAGGTCCTACAGGCGATGTTGGACCTCGAGGCGAGAAAGGAGATGTTGGTCCAGTAGGAGAACGAGGCGAGCGCGGAGAGATTGGACCGATAGGACCTGCAGGTGAGCGAGGAGAAAAGGGTGACACTGGTGATCGTGGTGAAATTGGACCGATAGGACCTCAAGGTGATAAAGGAGATCGAGGAGAAGTGGGACCAATGGGTTCGCAAGGTGAACGTGGTGAAGTTGGACCACAAGGACCCTCGGGTGAGAAGGGTGAAAAAGGTGACAAAGGCGAAACCGGAGAACGTGGCGAGAAGGGAGACGCTGGTGAACGTGGTGAAAAAGGTGACAAAGGCGATCGTGGAGAAGTCGGACCTCAAGGAGAGCGTGGTGAAGTTGGACCACAAGGACCTATTGGACCAGAAGGTCCAGCAGGCAAAGATGCAATATTACCTGACATTGATACTATCATTGATCCTTTTATAGAACGAGTGCAAACTAATGTCGATAGTTATATTGACAAATCTGAAAAGACTTTTAAAGGTTGGCAAAGTATGGTCAACACTCAACTCTCTACAATTGATGGAGGTGGTGAAGTATGGTTGGGTCGACTAAATGACGTTGATCGTACAAGTGCAAAGGTTGATGGCGCGTATCTTAAGTATGATGCTGCGAGTAAAAAATGGATTGGAGCGACTGGTGGTGGAGGTGGAACTGGAGAAGACGGGGCAAGTGCCTATGAAGTTGCCGTCGCTAATGGATTTATTGGAACCGAAACACAATGGTTAGCAAGTTTAGTTGGACCACAAGGAGAAAAAGGCGATAAAGGAGACGCTGGTGAGCAAGGCATTCAAGGAATTCAAGGCATTCAAGGTGAGCAGGGTATTCAAGGTGAGCAGGGTATTCAGGGACCTCAAGGCATTCAGGGAATTCAAGGTGAGCAGGGATTAGCTGGTGACAAATATCAAACAACATCATCTACAAATCTCTTGATTCCAACAATAGGAACAACAATCACACTTACTGTAGAAACAGATTTGTCATATAGCACAAATCAGACGGTTTTAATTTCGCATAATATTAGCAACCATATTCATGCTGAGATTGACTCTTATAATCCAACTACAGGTGTGATGATAGCTGTAGTTACGGACACTGAAGGAGATGGAACTTTTTCTTCATGGATTGTAAATCTCTCGGGAGCAGTTGGAGCAGTTGGTGAGCAGGGTATTCAAGGTGAGCAGGGTCCGCAGGGTATTCAAGGAATTCAGGGTATTCAAGGTGAGCAGGGTATTCAAGGTGAGCAGGGTCCGCAGGGTATTCAAGGTGAGACTGGACCTGCTGGTGCAGATGCGCTTTGGAACTTTACTGGTGCATATAATCCAGGAGCAGCGTATGCAATAGGCGATGTTGCAACATACAACGGCGAAACATGGTATCGTATAGATGCGCATGGTGGAAATGTTGGAGACACTCCAGCAGAAGGATCATTTTGGACATTGGTCGCACAAAAGGGTGATCAAGGCATTCAAGGAGAAAAAGGAGATACTGGTGAGCAAGGACCGCAGGGTATTCAAGGAATTCAAGGTGAAACTGGACCTCAACCCTCTTTAACCGTAGTTGATAATTCTTCTAATTCAATTACTTTATCAGATGCAGATAATAATACTGTCATAAGATGCACGGCATCAAGCGCGATTACAGTTATAGTACCGGCAACTCTTGCTACTGGATTTAGTTGCATGACTGTTCAATCTGGAACTGGTAGAATTACTTTTCAAGCTGGTGCAGGAACGACGCTTAATTCATTTGGAAATCTTTTAACAACAGCAGGTCAGCACGCAGTTGCTTCAGTTATTCGCGAAGCAACTGCAATATACAATGTTTCTGGTAATCTAGTATGATTATTTTACAACCAACACGTAGTTTGCTTTCTAGTGGTGATCAATGTGCTCTTGATTTACCATTCGCTGAAACCAAATCATTGGTCGCTAGAGTTGGTCCAACTCCAACTTTTACGAGAGCTAGTTCTGCTACATTTGTAGATAGCGATGGTTTAGTAAAATTAGTATCATCTAACACACCTAGATTTCAACACAATCCTATTACTGGCATTTGTGAAGGACTATTACTTGAAGGTACTAAAACTAATTTTGCTCGATATTCCGAAGAATTGATTTTAAATAGAGGTTGGACATCTGGAGGTTTGATATCTACTTTAAGTAACGTCACTGGACCAAATGGCGGAGCAGTATATGAATTAAGTGAGTCACCAACAACTACTATTCAAACATTTACTAATACTGGCGGAACTACAGGAGCAGCTGCAACGTCTGTTACAAGTGGTACAATATACACTAGCTCGATATTTCTTAAAAAGGTTGAGGGAAGTGTTGACTGGATACAAATTACACATGGTTCTGGTGGTTTTGGTACGTCACAATATGTAAATGTTAATTTATCAACTGGTGCGAGAGGAAATTTTTCCGGTGGTGCTTCTCCTGCTACTATTACACCATATCCAAATGGTTGGTATCGCGTCTCGTGGACAACTACTGCAACTGTTACCACGTCTACTACATTAAATATAGTAGTTTGTGGCATCCAAAATACAAACGGGACTGTTCGTGCACCGTCATATCTTGGAAACTCTGCTAATAGATTTTTAGCAACTATGGCGCAATTTGAAGCAGGTACACGCAATGTTTCTTCGTATATACCTACCACATCAACATCTGTTATACGCAGCGCTGATGTATGTAGTATTACAGGATCTGATTTTACTTCAATGTATAATTCTGCAGCAGGATCTATATACACTGAAGCAATATTTACTGAACCTAATACATCAACATCAGCACAACTACTATTTGACATAAATGACGGATCTGCGACAGATCGTTTGAGATATTTTAGAGGCAATACTGGGGTTGCTGGTTTTATTAACACTGTTAATAATGTTAACGTAGTTAATATAAATGGAAGTGCTGCGCTATCTCCTGGAAAGCATAAATTTAGCGCTACATTTTCTTTAAATAATTTTGCATTCAGTGTAAACGGCGCTCTTATAGGTACCGATACCGCAACGAGTATGCCGACATCTCCTACGACTTTGACAATCGGAGATTCAAGCGCTGGGGCAGTTAGAATTCCATTAAACGGAACAATTTTATCTCTCAGATATTATCGTCGACGTAATTCTATTCCTAAAATTCAAGCACTCTCGTTATGATTGATTATCTACTTAAATTTCCATCAAAAGATGTTGCTATTCAATTTGGTGCATCTACTGGTCTTGCTGTTCAAGATGAATTTGGAGAATGGATTGCAAATATAGCATCGCATGAACATTCTTTATATGAAATTGGCGCTCATAATGGAGAGAACTATTGGATTTTATTTAGAGATCTAGTTGGAATTCCAATACCTCCTGGAGCAGATCAATTTATCTATTGGTCATCAAGTCAAACTGAATTTGATCAAGACGGTCAAGAAATTTGTATCTCTAGACCAATTGATGATCCAAATATTCCAGATATTTTTTGGGCGTAATTATTAAAGTTGAAAGTGTGAAATGTATAAATAGTTAAAGTATGGAAAAAACAAAACAATTCGTTGACAGTATAATGAATGGTCAAAAAGAGACCACAGATTCATTATTCTCTGGTATGATACGTGACAAGGTTCGTACTGTGTTAGACATCAAAAAGGTCGAACTTGCAGCAAACATCTACAACGCTCCAGCTGAAAAAGTTGAAGCATAAATGTTAATTTTTATAAATAAATACACAACAATCTAATGAAGTTAATCGTTGAACATTCAGAAGATTTAAGATATATCTCGGAAGCAGCTGACAATGGTGAAAAGAAATTCATCATTGACGGTATTTTTATGCAAGCTGAGCAGGTGAATCGTAATCGCCGCATATATCCTAAAACAGTTTTAGAAAAAGCCGTGCGTAAATACGTTGCGGAATATGTTAATAAAGGACGTGCTGTAGGTGAGCTTAATCACCCAGAAGGTCCTACTATTAACCTTGATAAAGTTTCACATCGCATTACCGAACTGCAATGGAACGGCAATGATGTTGTTGGAAAGGCGCTTATACTTGACACACCGATGGGTAAAATTGTGAAAGGACTTTTAGAAGGTGGTTGTCAACTAGGCGTCTCTAGTCGTGGTATGGGAACCGTTGCGAGTAAAAACGGCCAAACATTTGTCAATGACGACTTTGTGTTGTCAACAGTTGATATCGTTCAAGACCCAAGTGCTCCATCTGCTTTTGTAAATGGAATTATGGAATCGGTTGATTGGGTTTATGATGGCAAATCATTTGTTGCAAATAAAATTGACAAATTCTCTGAAACGGTTAAAAATATCAAGGCTGAAAAAACTTCTAAAGAATATACTAAACTTTTATCTGAACAATTTTCAACTTTATTAAAGTCATTATAATGCAATTAGTAGATA